CTAAATTTTTTTTGGAGAAGTCTCTAAGATTAATAAATTTATTTCTATACATTTCATACATTTTATATAGTTTATTAACGATATAATTATTTAAGTATTTTTAATTAAAATATATTTGTTTTTTTTAAAAATCTGTATTTAAGGTTTTTTTCTATTTCTTCCAATATTACAGGAACGACATAAAGGGCGTAAAGATGATTTATTATTATGAAATATTTTAAATGTTTCTCTTAATTCTTTGTCTTCTTCACAAAACATCGTTTTATTTGTAATTAGTTCTTTACTATATTTTTTAGGAATATCAAAATTATATTCTTCCTCAAAATCTTCAACAATATTTTTAAAAGGGTATATATGGTCTATATGTATTCTATCGTCTGCTTTACAAAAATCACATATTAAAATAGTATCTTTTTTAAATTCTTCAATTTGATAATTTATACATTGTCTTAATGAACTTAAATAATCTTCTCTTAATGTTGGTGGTTTGAATTTACAGATTTGAACCCAACTAATACTTACTTTTTCTTTTTTATTTTTTTGGTTTATAAATAACGCTGTTTTTTTATTCCAATCATCACCAATATAAAAAGATATTATACCTTCACCTATTTTTTCTTCTTTATTATGATGAATATTAACCATACCCATTAAATAATCAAATTTTTCACCTTCTTTAATTGTTTCATACTTATTTTCTTTTAAAAAATTAAATGTATATTCATATGCTTCTTTTTTTGTTCTAAACCATTTATTATTAATATTATATTTCATATATATAATAGTAATATATTTTATTTAAATAGTTTTTTAACCGATTATATTTACTTTTTTCTTGGTGCTGGAATTGGTTTTTTTAATTCATTTACCTTATCTTCATATACATCTTTTAAATTATTATATGTTTCTACTTGATTAGAGGTTAAGTTTTCATCCAAACCAGCATAATAATTAGATACTCTGTTTATATTTCTTTTTGATAATATCTGTTTATCAGTCATTTCTCCTTTTTTAAATTTGTCTAATGTTTCTCGCCCCCTTTTCTTATAATTTTCAAGTTGTTTATCACTATAAGATGGAACTTTTTTAGATTTTGGTTCTGGTTCTGGTTTCTTTGGTCTTGGTGCTGGTATTGGTTTTTCTTTTTTCCTTCTTGGTGCTGGAATAGGTTTCAATTGTTCTTTAAAATCAACAAATAATTTTAAACTATTTTTTAATAATGAATTATCTAATTGACTATTTACAACTAATTTTTTTATATAAATAATTGAAATATCTAATTTACTCACTTCTCCTCCTTTTTTTACTTCTTCACCAGTCCAAGAAACATTTTTTAATTCTGTAATATCTGCCTCAACTTCTTTATAAAAATTTTGTATTGCTTTGTTTTCTTTCCATTTCATACCAGTTATAAAAACCAAAACACCATTTAAATCTAACATAGCATACGCCCTTAATAAAAAGTCATAATCAAATACATCTCTTTTATATTCTTTATTATTTTTTTGTTGTAAGAAAAATGGAGGGTTCATAAAAATAAAATCATATCTTTTAGAAGGTGTAAAAAGTAAAAAGTTTTTTTCCTCCATAAGATTAACTGCCGTTGGAACTTCATCCATTAATTTTTTTAGTTCAATTCTATTATCTTCTTGAATTTCTACCATATCAATTTTTACATTATACAATAAACTTTTTTTCATACTCATTAATAAAATACCTCTTACGATATTACCCCAACCAGCAGAACCTTCTAAAACTTTCAAACTTGAATATTTTGGTAAATTGTTAAATCCTCCTATTTCTAAAATTTGTTTTACTATTTTATCAGGTGTAAAAAATTCTTGTCTTACTCTTGCTTTTGCTTTTGCTGTTGAAAGTGCTTTTAATTCATTACTTTTATTTATTAATTTTGATATATCGCTTTCTCCTTTTCTATTTGCTTTTTTTAAAATATTATTTATTTCATCTTCTTTACCTATTAAACCATTTACTAAATTTTCTATTACTTGTTTTTCTGTTATTCTATTAAATTTTTCCTTATAAAGTCTTCTTTCAGGATTATAAGCATCTTTTATCATATCTAATAATTTTTTACTTTTTGGTATGTCTTCTACTGTTTTTTCAACCATAGGAATTTTTATGATTTCTTTAATAAACATATTAATTTTATTCTCTTTGATTTTCTGTAAAACAAACATATAAAAATCAGTTGAAGGAACTTTCATATTAGATAAAATTGATTGTGTTTCGTATTTTGCTTTATCTTTTCCAAATGTTAAATTTTTTTCTATATATGCCTTTCTTTCATTACTTCCTTTTTTTAATTTTTTTAATTTTTCTTTATCATAATTTCCACTTTTACTTAAAATCTCTTGTAATTGTTTATTAGTTGCGTCATTTATTATACTTGAATTACTACCAGAACTTAACGCCAAAATTTTCTCATCATTTTTCTTTTTCTTTTTTAACAATTGAAAAGCATTAAAAAATTTTTGGTAATCAAATCCTTTACCATCATTTAATCTTTTAATAAATGGAAGTTCAAACTCCATACAATAAAAAATTTTATATACATCTACATATTGCTCGTTTTTTGGTAATGCTTTATGACTTTTATAACGAACTGCTCTCGCCACAATCTGCTCGTATAATGCCTCATTCCATACACCATCAATAACAAATATTCCTCGTGTTTCCAATAAATTCACACCTTCCGCTCCTGCTTTACTTATTAATAAAACTCTAATTTTATCAATTTGATAATCTGGATTATTATAATTATTATAAGCATCTATATATCTACCTATTGTTTTTACATTCATTCCCCCTGTAATAAATCCGTATTCTATATTATTCTCTTCTAATAATTTTTCTATTTTTTTAATACCTTGAAAAACATAAGCAGAATAAATTACGAATTTTTTATCAGGATTTTTTTTAATAATATCAATACAATATTTCATTTTATCAATAACTAATCCTGCCTGTCTTGATACTGAATAAAAAGGGTTTTCCTTTCCTGCGTATGCTTGAATTATTTTTTCCCCTTCTTTTGGTGCTGGTATTCCTATATATTTTTCTCTCATATCTGGAAAATCTCCACTTTCAAAATTCCTGTCATATTTAGAAATTCTATATTTAAAATAATCATATCTAAAATTTTCACCACTTACCATCTCACCAAAATAAGATTTACCTAACGCCACTCTACTACTTCCTATCGCCATTAAATTTTCAATATCATAAGGAGTATTTACAAAGGGGGTCGCTGTAAGCATAATAATCTTATTAGCATTAAAACCCTTTACAATAAAAGAAGCAGGTCTTTTACCTCTTACAACTTCATTTAAATTATATTTATATTGATTTCCTAAACCTTCCACTTCCTCCTCTGTAAATCCTCCAATAATTTCAGTTCTTAAATTGTGTGCTTCATCAATAATAATTAAACTATTTTCAGTATTTATATTTTTATTTCTTGAAAATCTATCAAATGAATAATAACTTATTCTTCTATCTTGTGGATTAATTCCAAATGAAATAAGACTATCAATAAAATTAAACATTACTGCTGGGGGTGTAATTACTATAACATTTCCTTTTGGGTATAATTGAAGATATAATTTTATACTACCAGCACTCGCCAAAGTCTTACCTGTTCCTACGCCGTGATATACAACAGCACTCCTTAAATTACCTAAAAAGAAACCATTTAAAAATTTTCTTTGGTGGTCTAATAATTTTATTTTATTATTTCCTGTTGCTTTTCCAAGTGGATTTTTACCCTCATAAATATTAGAATAATCCTGTCTTTCAATTAATTCTTGTGCTTCTTCATCTGTTAATTTTAAAATACCTGTTTTTTTTTCTATTTGTTTTCCTACATTTGAAGGTCTTGGATATTTATCATAATAATTAATGCTTTTTGGAATATCATCCAAAGGTAAATTATCAAAAACATAATCAATTAATCTTTCTTTATTTCTATTCAAAATTTTTTTACTATTTTCAGGTTCTTCATTTTCTTTAAAATATTCTTCTAAAAATCCTACTATTTGATATTTCGCCAGATACATCCTAAAAGCGTCTTCTAAATTTAATGATATTTTGTCTTCTCCTTCTCCTTCTGTTCCTTCAACTACTTTTTCTCTTGTTTCTGTTCGTATTCTTCCTAAATCGTTTTTTGTTGATTTTAATAATTTATTAATATCTTTAAAACCTTCACTATCACGACTTCTAAATAAATATTTATCAAAATCTATTTTTTTATAATCATCATATAACATTTTATAAAGGTCTTCTCCTTTTTGTGTTTTAATTTTTTCTTTTACTATCTTAAAATCCTTATCTAAATCTTTAATTTTTAAAATAAGTTTTTTTTCTTTATCACTAAAATCTTCCCTCTTATTCATATAATATAACAAAACATTTTAAAAAGGATTGATAGAATTTCATTCCATCTTAAAAATCCATATTAGGAGTTTCTCTAAAAATTTCTAAAAATACTGTATTATTATCTCCTAATTGTTCTGGATTACTTCCATCAGGGTCTAAAATCTTAACTCTTAAATTTTGAAGGTAAAAAGGACTTCCAATATGTTTATAATTTAAACTACCAGCACCACCCTCCATAATTGTAAAACTTCCAGCACTATAATATTTACTTACTATTGCTTGAATATGGTCGTTAGGTAAATTGGTTAAATCCTGTCTTGGTAATCCTTCAATTTGAACTAAATAATAACCTTCTTTTTTCGCTGTGTTGTCTAATGGTATAGATGCCCTTATACTATTAATATTTAATACCGCCGTTCCATCTGATTGGTCTCCTGATATTACAGGAGCATCTCTAACAATATCAACCCCTTTTTGCCCTGCGTTTGTGTTAGCATCTTGAAATCCCTCTTTTATTAATGAAGCATCTACACCAGAAAAATCAGCGGTTATATTTACTCCTGTTTCCAGCGTTTTAAATGAAGGAACTATTGCCTGTGTAATAGTATTAAAATCTCCTAATACTCCTTCTTCTGGTAATACACATAAGGAACTTAAATCAAAACCTAATATATCCGTCCATAATGAAGGAGGACTTAAACTTTGAAAAAAAATACCACCAACAGAGGAAGACATAAAAGACCTATCCGCACTCGTGTTGAAATATCTTATAACTGGAAGATTTTGACTACTAAATTGAGAGGTGTGTAGTTGTGTAAATTGAAATTTATCAATTATAGGTAAATATTCCAAAGAAACTTCACTACTTCCAATTAAATAATTATTGTGTGTGTGTAATGCTTCAAAATCCATAATACTATTTCCATCACTACTAACTAAATAAAGATTGTCAGGGGTAGAAAAATTATAAAAATCATCATAACATAATTGTTTAGAACTACTACAAAAATTAGACCTACTTGGAAAAACTATAATATCCCCTGATGTTCCAGTATTATATTTAGCAGGAACTCTTACTTTTTGAAATGTTTTAATTAATTCTTGATTTATTGTTGTATTTTTAGGATAAATTATGACATTTGAAAGTTTGTCTGTAATAGTTTTCGCCAGTAAATCTGGTGTATATCCTCCTTCTACCAATTGAAATTCAGTTGTAAAAGTTGCTGGTGTAAATTTATCTCCTATTGTTGAAGGTTGAACTTGGTAATTAACAGGACCAACATTATATTTCCCACTACTTTGTTTATCGCTTCTTTGACTTGGAGATGGAAAATTTGGACTACTATCAGGAATTTCTTTAAAATCTTGTATCAATTGTGGTTCAGTATTGCCTTTACTAAAAAAAGTTATATCGCCATTCCATTTTCCAAACATAGTAGTTCCTTCTTGATTAGGGGGGTCATTACTAAGACCCGGGAAAGAAACATCTACATAAGCAATTTTATTATGTTCGTTAAGATATTGATACCTTATATTAAAAGGGTCTGCTCGTTGTCCTAATCTACCTTGAAAATTACAACCTAAACTATTAATTCTTAATAATCCTACATATCCAGCAGGAATAGGTTGAGCGTGTCTATTACATAAAGTATATATTTGTCCGTTAGGTTCTTCCATTTGGTCTGCGGTGCTTCCATTTTTAAAATTTAGATTTCTACCTCCATTAAGTTGATTTCTAAAATTTGTTAAATATAAATAATTTACTATACTTACATTTTTATTATTTTCATCAATAATTATTTTCCCTGTGTTTTGTTGTGTTGTATCAAGGAATAAACTTTTAATATTAATTTCATCGCCATTTTTTATAAGTATATTTTTATTTTTAAGATTAACTTCGTATTCTCCATTAACTTGATTAGGATTTAAATTATCTTCTTCTCTTAATTCTATAATAGATGAATTCATATATATTATACAATTAGAAAATAAAAAAAGAAAAACTTTATGAAACATATCCAACACTATAACCACCATTACCAAAATTAATTTGTTTTTGGACTTCACCTTCTAATACTATTTTCATAGCGTCATTATATCTTGAAGGGGTTGTTGCGTCTGTAATAAAATCTCTACCTACTTGAATTTCCAACTCTTCAATTACCTCGTTAATATGTAATCCATCCATATCTCTAACACCAATATTATCATCATTTACCATAACGCCATTTTGACTGGTAGAATTCGCCATAGAAGAACACATTTCAGGGGTCATATTTACATTGCCCCAAGTATCACAAAATAACGCCAGACGACGATTATCACCATTTAAATTAGTTCTTGGAAATTTATTAGAACCATTACATCTTACCTGAATACTACGATTATTCATATTAAATGAAGTTCCTAATGAACCTCTATGTTTTACAGCATTAGCGGAAACATAAGAATTTTTATCAGCATAATTTAATTTTACTCTTAATCTTTTTAAAAATTTATTGTTAAACGCCAGAGTTTTCTTATTAATATTTTGAGTTCCAGAAGCATTAACAGGCATATCAATTTGCGTATATTCATAATTGTTAAAAATAGCATTTGATAATTTACTAATTAATTTTTGTTCTTGAATATCATTAACAACTCTATCAACAATTAAAACAGGTTTTATAGTTGTTGGTGGGTTTGCTGTTCCTGTTAATAATTTACTTACTTCATCTTCAAAAACTACAACAAGTCTTAATTGAGTAAAGACTTTTGAAGGAAGACAAGGAAGAACTTTCATAATTGGTAAAAGGTGAGTTAATTGGATATATCCTTTATTTTTATTATTAACACTATCAGCAGTAGGAACACCAGAAACACCACTATTTAAAACATTTACAGATTTTCCAACAGCATCTAAAACAGGTTGAACTGAATATCCCTGTTGATGTTTAAGAGTAAATCTTTCAATATTAGAATTATAATCATTTGTATTAAGAGAGTTTTCAAAAGCATATCTCTCGTTTGCTCGTAATTGACTTTGGAGAGTTGTTTTACCATCATATAAATGGATTTCTTTAATCATAGATAATACACCGCCATCAACATTATATCTATGACCCCCAGCGGAAGTCAATCCAAAATTCGCCAGTTTCATATTATTCATAATAGTTCCTCTATCTAATCTAAATTCTACTCGATCATTAGCAGAATAATAAACAGGGTCAATTATTTCGGTCTTAACATTATTCGGTGAGTAAAACGCCATTTCTTTATATACTATACATATATAAAAAAATTTGAAAAAAAAGAATTAAATTAAAAAAACAAAGTTTAAAAATTAATAACATTATGAAAATACATAAAACAAATCATAGGAATTCCCTGACTTATACCACTCTTTAATTCCATAGTAAATTTTTGGTTTCGTAAATCTATCATACCATTAAAATCTGCTCCTAATAGAAATCCATTTGTTCCTCCTTGTTCTGTGGTCTGTAATTGATTTTTCATTTTACTATATCCACCACCAAGAGAGGAAGCACCTAAATCTACCATCTCACCTTCATCTAAAATACTATAAGTTATATAATTTGATAAAGCATCATTAAAACTCCAAATTAATTCTGTCGGTTTTGGTGGTTTTTCCAATTGTGAATTATTATCTACGGTTGTATTTTCCTTTGTTTGTTGTAAAAATGAAACACTAACACCACTCGCCACAGCAGGAACACGAGTAGAAACATTAATATTATCACTTTGTAAAGTTTGTTTTAATGAAACATAAGATTTACACATTAAATTTGGTGTTGGTTGTGCTGGTAAAGTTCTATAAGATAATCTTAAATTTTTCAATTCATATTTAGAAGCACCTCCAACACCTTCACCAGAAAGAAAAGAATTATTCCTCGCCAGAGAAATACTAACTTTAATTAAATCATTATATTTAGATAAGGATATTGAAGGTGAATTTGCTTTATTTAAACAAAATTGTAATTTATGTGAAAAATCATTATCTACGACAGTATCTCCGCTGTCTTGTAAAACTTTACCTCTACATAATTGTTTTGCCTGTTCTGGTGTTCCTACTTTCAACTCACAAATATCTAAACCATTAAAATAATCGTCAGTATGTTTAGTAGCACATTCTTTCATATTAAGTAGTCTTGAATAGTGTTGTAAATATTCCACTACTTCTCCACTTCCTCCTAATTGCGTGGAAATATTTTCTATCACCCCTGAAATTCCTGTCCTACAATTATAATAACAATTTGAGGTGTTGGTTGCCCTGTGTGTTCCATCTTGACTTATAAATAAATCTCCTTCTAATCTAATACTTCCTACTTCAATATTTCTTTCGGTGTTAATCATAAAATCTACTACATCATACTCACCAAAAGACGCTTTTACTTGTTCTGGGTCAGCATAAGAATATTTTACATCCATTCCTAAACTCATTTTATATACTATATAAATATAAAATAAATTTGAATAAAAAAGGAATTTAATTAAAAAGGATTTCATTAAATTTGTCTTACTACTTGTTTAAAAATAACAATATCTTTAATGGTTCTTGATGCTTGTAAATCTAACTCAACTAATTTTTGCTGTGCTGTTGCTGGTAGTGGTTCAAAAACCCAACTTTCTAAATCAACAACATTACTATCATTTTGTAAAGGTTGTGGAAGATTTCTTAAAGATTTTCCAAAATCTAATTTATGTGCGTTTGTTCCATTATTCAACGCCCACCTATCATACCTATTATAAAATAATGGTGTATGAACTCCTACATCTCTATTAGTTGTAGGTTCATTATTAATAGAAACTCTTGATTTTTCTGGTCTGGTATTAGATAATAATCCATTACTATCATTTGATAAATGAACCATCATATTAATTGCTTCTGGTTCAATTTCATATTGTCTATTAAAATTAGAACTTCCTCCACCACTATCTTTTTCAGTAGTCCAAGTGGTATAATTATAACCATTTTGATTACCCATTGAACTTTCACACGCCACCATTTCTGCTCCTAAAATTGTTATTGTAGGGTTTCCTGCTGGAACTTCTGGAATTATTTTTACCCCTAACATTCCTGTTCCTGCTCCTGTCGTAGTTCCTAATGGTTGGTCTAATGTTAAAAGAAAAGATTGCCCTCCTAATCCTATTCTTTCAATCGTTCTACTTCTTCCTATGATAGACGCTCCATCAATAGTTCCAGCATCAACCGTAATTTTTTGACCTAAATAGAATGGTAATTCTGCTTCTGCTCCTTGTTGAAAAAAACTTCTTGAAAGTGCTATTCCTGTTATATCTCCTGTCGTGGTAGTATCATCTGTAATTAATCCGTATCCATTAGGATTAATGAAATTAGCATTATCTCCATAACAATCATCAACAAGTAATCTATCTACATCAATTTCTAAATGTAAAGTGGTTTTTCCTAAATAATTTGTATCAAGTGGAACATTTCCATTTTTACAAATATTAAAAATATCGTTAAAAGGTATTCTTATTTCTTTATCAAGTTGAACCGCTTTTTCTCCATAATCTTTATTTCCTTTATCCAATGTTTCACTAATATACCCCCAAGCATATTTAGAAACTCGCCCAATTTGAGTATAACTTTTACCCTGTTCTTCACTATAAGAAGTATTCCAACTTTCCTCACTACACCTTAATTTATTAACATCTCTAATATTTTCAACAAGACCTTTATTCGCAGAAACCAAAGTAGCATTTTTTACCAAAGAAACAGATTTTAAATTATGAAATACAGTATTTCCACCATCTATTTTACAACCAACATTATAAACACCGACGCCTCCTGAATGTAATGGAAGATTAGGGGTAATGTTTGTATCGGTTGTTTCACATCTTACTTTAAGAGATACATAAGATTTATTACAATCTAAAAGCATATTCGCTGGAATGTTTATATCTAATAAATTATTTGAAGCAGTGATATTATCACTTTGAACTGGAAGAATTCTAATCTTTTTCTCACTCATTTTATATATTATATAAACATTTTTATTTTCTATAAATAATTAATAATCAGGATTGATAGAATTAATAAAAAGGAAGAAAAAATTAAACTCCTGATTGATATGAAATATTAGCAGGGTCTATATTATCTTCTTTTGGTGCTTGTTTATTTCTTGCTCCAAAAACACCACCTAAAAAAGTCCCTATACCTACAATGGCGGAAACAACATCCCCCCCTATATCCTCTGGTCCTCCCTCTTCTAAATCTTCTATTCCTGCTCGTTTTACTCCTTTTTCTAAACTTGATTTAATAGTTGCTTTTAAATCGCTTGTATTAGATTTTATTAAATTTTCTGCGTCTTCATTTAATCCACTTATTTTTTTTGAAACACCTGAAAAACTTCTTTGTGCTGTATTTAAAATACTATCATCATCATCGCCAGTCCCTACTAATTGCCTCATTTCTGGTGGTTTTAAAAATTTATCTCCTAATAATTCTGTTCTTTGGTCTTGTTCGTCCATAATATCATTTAACTTCTGGGCGTTCTGTTGTGCCCTTATATTCTCATCTGGTTCTTCTCCTGCTTCTGTTTTTATATTTTGATATTTTCTCGCCATACTATTTCTTATACTTGAAGGATATTCTTGACTTCTTGATTTTAATGCTTCTTTTATAGTTTCCCCTGTGGCGTTCCATTCCTCAGGACTTAAATCACTTATATTTTTTTCAGTTCCTTTTATAACTTCGTCTTCTGCTGTTTTTCCTAAATTATCTTTTAAATGTCCTACTACACCTTTAACCCCCCCTTTTTTGTATGCTTCAACTAAATTTTTTAATTTTTCAACATCTACACCTTTATCTTTTAAAGATTTTGAAAAATTATTTACTGCTCCTGTTAATGCTCCTTTACTGCCTTCCATCATAAATCCTGTTCCAATTGGGTCTGTAAATTCCTTTATTTTACTTTTCATTTCATCTCCTAATTCCTGTAAGTTGGTTTTATATTCGTTGTTTGCTTCGGTGATAGAACCAGTAGCACCAATATAATTTTGTATATCGTCCATTATTATTATATATATATATAATATATTAAAAAATGGTAAAAATATTAAAAATGAAAGATAAGAGTGATGATTATACAAAAGATAAAGGAATGCTCTTTAATTTACCTTTTAGATTAGTTATAATTGGAAGAACTGGATGTGGTAAAACTTCCGCCATCGGTTCTTTATTATTATTAAAAGAGTTTTATAAGAATGATATAAAAGGAAATGATATATATATTTTTTCTCCTATGGTTAATGATTTTAAAATGGAAGAAATTATTAAACAAAAACATATTGAAGAAATGAATGTATATACTTCTTTGGATGACGATATATTAAACGCCTTATATGATAAATTAACAGAAGAATTTAAGGAGGCAGTTGCTTCTAAAAAAAAACCAAGTCAAAAATTAATCCTGTTAGATGACCTTTCATTTTCAGGAGATTTAAGAAGTGGTTTTTATAATTCTGTAAGTCGTATTTTCTGTAATGGTAGAAAGCATAATATCAATATTATCATAACCTCACAATATATAAGTCATATTTTACCATCTTGTTTATCTCAAATAAGCGGAGGTATTTTTTATAATATGAGTGATAGACAACTTGATATTTTAGCAGACCACTATAATTATACAGACAATAAAAAAATGTTTAAACAACTTTTTAGAAAAGAAGTTCAAGAACAACACGACCATATGATTATAAATTTCAGTAATAGTAGAAGTCAAGGATTATATTTAAATAAAAATTTTGAGAAAATTGGTTAAGATTTTATCAATATAACAAAGAGGTATATATAAAATTTGTGATAATATATAAAATTTATCTGGTATTTCTGTCATATTTTATACATATATATTCAAGTTAGAACTCTAACGATTTCGTCAATCCCAGAAACTATCAAATGAAACATTTTTAATTTTTTGTGGAGTTTGTTTTTTTACTTCTTTCATTAAATCAGTTTTTTTAGTATTCTTGACTGCTTCGCTTGTTGGTTTATCTTTATTAATAAATTCCACATTTGGTTCTTTCTGTGTTTCTAATTGATTTTTTAATTTTTCTATCTCATCCATTAGTTCTCTTTCCTTTGAGTGTTTTGTATAAGATTTTTTTGCGTGTTGTAATAAAGTTTCATCAATTTCAATTTCTTCTTTTTGTTTATTAATTTTCTTTACTTTTGCTTTTTTTTGTCTGTTTAATTTTGCCGTTTCTCTTCCTCTCGCCAAATTCTCCAATAATTTCTTTTTTCTTTCAGGGGTCATCTCTCTTTTTTTTCGTGGTTTTTTCTTAGGTTCTTCTGGTTCTGGTTCTGGTTCTGGTTCTGGTTCGCTTACTTCTTCTTCTTCATCTTCAACAACCATTTTTAAATTTCCAAAGGACTTTTCAAATAAATCATCTTCACTATCACTCATAATAACATATATTTAGAAAATAATTTTGTGGAATTATCTAATTATTCATTAGGACACTTAATTAAAATAGTTAAAATCGCCAATCCTGATATTTGGACTGGTTCTAAATCACTTCTTAATAATCTCGCTCTAATATTTCTAATACTTTTTTGGGTATTTTTCATATCAATAAAATAAGGATTATTAGGTTCATATTCAATAATTCCTGTGCTGTCATCACTTTTAGGAACAATCGCCAAAATATTTCTTCGTGTTCCATTTTCTCCAAATCCATCATAACTTTCTAATTGTATATTTTTCATTTCTACCAAAAAACTATCATTAATTAAAGTCGCTGAAAAAAGAATATCTCCAATTAAATTTACACTTATACCGCTTTTAATTTGGGTTTCCTGTTTAAAACCTAAAAATTCACTTAATAATATAGGAAAATTAACTCTCATAATTGTTGAAGAATTTCTTGGAACTGGTGGAGGAACTGCTGTAAATCCTGTATGAGTATCAACAATATTATCCTTTTGAGTTTCTACATTATTTATTTGGTAAAGTGTAGGGTCATAATTATACCTTAATATATTTGCTTTTGTTGATGTATTCCCCCCTTGAAAACTTAAAAATGGATAAAAATTTTTACTTCTATCTAAATTTTCTTCAAATAAAATATCTGGTGTTCCTTGTGATTGTCTATAAACTAATCCTCTAATTTTACCTTCACTTACACTTAATTCTAATACATCATTTTGGGTTAATGTAGTATCTAAATAATTTTCTGGTGTAATTAATGGGTGATTTTGATAAATATTATTTTGAATACTTTGATAAGGGTCAGTATCCCTACTTACTTTTATACCATATTTAATAGTAATAGTATTACCTGTTAATTTACTTGGTATTGTTTCTGTTAATCCTATTGTAAATCCATTATCTCCACTATTACCACTTCCATTATCACCTAGGGCACTAATTCTTACTCTTAAAATTCCACTACCTTTAATAAATGGATTATCACTGGTAAGTCTTGAAGCGTCATTATTAGCACTAACATCACTGGATTTTTTAATAAAATTTGTTCCTTGTGAAGTGTTTAAATTATCAAAAAAATCATCATTCTTTATAGGTGAAAATTTATAACCTACTTCTGCTTTTTTTGTTTTAACTCCTATAAAACATTGAAATTGTGTTCCTATTTGTTTCCCTAATAATGTTAAGGAATTATTAAATTTTGTCGTCATATCATCCAATAAATCCTGAAAATTTATATTTGTATAAACTGTTTGTTCTAATGTTATAGTTTTAGCGTTTGCTGGTGTTGAATTAGTTATATTATATTCTATTGTATCATTTGTTCCATCTATAACAATAACATTTTGAATAGGTTGAAATGATAAAGAATGAAGACAAATTTTAGAATTTTCCATAATGTTAATATCACTTGAAAAATTATTATCAAAATTAGAAAATGTATCCTCCGTAGTTAATCTTATTAATTTCATTTATATATTATACAAATATTTTTATTTTATTTGTTTTTATTTAAAAAGTTATATAACTATATAATATATAATGAAAGGAATAAAGTATAATTGTGTAATTGATGATAAAATAAAACTTAACTCTCTTGAAATGAATGATTTAATAAAAAATGTTAATGAAATATTAGAGGAAAAATATAACGGATTAATTGAAGTTAATCCAACTAAAATTTATAATCTTATTAAAAGACCTAAATTCGTTTCCAAAAACTTAAAGAAAATTATAAAAGTTGAATATGAAAAGGATTTAGACTAATTTTACTCTTTTTTTTATAGTATGATTTCCATTTAATAAATCATACCCTACTTCTTGAATTAAAATTTTAGTATTTTGTAAAGCACCACTATCACTTTGAATACTTATAGTTAATATTTCTTCTGTTGATTGTGCCTCCCCTGTTATTATAGGTTCATTAAATTTTAATGACCTATGACTATTATTATAAGTATGTTCCTTTAAACTCCAAATATTTATTTTTTCTCCTACATCTATAATTTGATTAGGTGAAAATGTATATGCTTTTTTACTATGATACCAACTTCCAGCATCATTAGAACCTGTTGGTTTTGTATATACAACGAAGAAAGGTAAAGATGCTCCATTTTGATAATTATCTATTGTAATTACGGCGTTTAATGATGTTAAATCTTGTAAAGTCATAGGCATATTTCCTTCACCATAAAAATAATAATTAAATTTATCTGTTCCTCCTGAAACCTTATTAAATAACCAACCATCCCTATTATCTTCGTCTTGTTGAGGCATTGGAGAACTATCAGCAATCACACTTACAGAAGCATTTGAACCTAATAAAACTTTACTATTAATATGAGTTTTAGGAACTACTATTTTTTTTAAATTTTCTATTTCTTCTGTATTCTTTAATAATTGAGTATTAAGTTTTTGAATTTCTTGATGTTGTTTCACTCCTACAACAGAATTCATATAAGCAGTATTATTTAATGAATTTCTACTCATTTTTTATATATATATATAATATATAATTATTATGAAAGAAATTTTATTATCTCATCCAGTAAAAAATTTAAGAATGGCGGTAAAGAATAGTAATATTAGGGGTTATTCTAAAATGACTAAACCACAATTAATTAACGAAATGATGAAACCACAACATAGAAACGATTTTAAAGATATAAAAAAATATGTAAAACCTCCACCAAAAAAGAGAGAAAAAAAAGATAAAATATTTGAAGACCCTAAACCTAAACCTGTTCCAGCACCACGAAAAAAGAATAAGCAAAGCAACTTAGAGAAACCTACCCCTAAACCTCGTCCTGCTTTTTCTTTAAGCAAAAAACTTGAAGTTCCTGATAAACTTTTACCAAAAGAAATTCAAGATATTAAAAAAAATCCATTTGTAAAAGGTGTAAGAGTTGTAGTAAGTGATACAAGAAGAAGGGGAGGAGGAGGACCTTTTAAAAGATATAAAATAACATTAAAACCAGCAGAAGAAAAAGAATTTCAAGATGAAGTTATTAATAATACTAATGATTTTGAAAGATATAGAGGAAAAAAAGAGATTGACAGTATGGATTTTGAAAAAGTTATTAAATCAATAAAAAAATCAAGACAAGACAATATTGATATGAAAAAACAAATTGAAAAACTAAAAGCAGAAGCAAAAAAAAAACCTGTTAAAAAAGAAGAAGAACCAAAAAAAGACTTTGTAAAAGAAGTTAGAAAATTTCAAGGTGAATTACAAAAAATTAGAGAAAAAGTTTATACAGATAAATATAATTTAAAACAATTACGCCGAAGAATTAAAAGTAAAGATGATGTGTTAAAAATTAATAAAGAAATATCAGATATTCAAATAGAAGCAAATAAAAAACAACAAGGATTTAAAAAATTTGATAAAGGTTTAAGAGATAAAAATTTTAGTCCTCTATTAAATAATATAGTTGAAGATAAACAAACATACGAAAGAAGATTAAAAGTTATTGTAAATAATATGAAAAAAATATTTATGTCTTTAAAAGATGAACCTAAAAAAGAAGTAAAAAAAAAGGAAGAACAAGTTTCAAAATTAGTTAAAAAAGTTGTAGATAATATAAAAACAAAAAATTCAAGTCATAAAAATATAATTGTAAATATGGAAAAATTTAATAAAAAATATAATATTAAAGAACTAAATAAAAAATCATTAAATAGTCTTGAAGAATATTCGTTAAAATTTGCTGATGATTTAGAAGGATTAACACAATCTTTAAAAAAAGTTAATCAACAGGAATTTTATGATGATAATAAAAAAGTTGTTGACGAATATCAAGTAATAAGAAAATCATTCGTAAATAATTTAAATAAACTTGTTATTAAACTAATGAAACCAAGAAAAAGATATTAATTATTACTTTTCTTATTAATTTCATCTACAACAGAATTATAAAGTAATTTTTCCATATGTTCTTCAATTCCTAACATTTTATTTTTTAAATCTTCTGGAAATGTTGTATTCATCGTCATTCCTTTTAATCTTTTATTTTTTCTATTTTCACATACTTCATCAATCATTTCAATCATTTCATTATGATAAAAATAAGTTCCAAATAAATAAGAATACATATATATTTAACTAATATTTTTTTACTCTACCTTTTCTTTTTTTTTCGTTTTGTGCTTTTTTAATATCTTTTTTAGACAACTCATTAAAGGTTTTTGGTGTGTCTTTACTTATTCTTTTAGTAGGTCTAAATACATCCCCTTTTTTTTGATATGTTTTTTTTCCGTCCTGTGTTTTCCATTCCTCCTGAAACCAACGAGTTAAACCCTTTTTAGTTTTTTCTCCTGAATAAGTCCCCCCTGCTTCTTTATATTTTTTAACTAATAAACCAGACCTATAAGCACTATGTTTAGGCATTTCTTTATAAAGTTTTTTCTTGATTTTATCATATAGTTTTTGATTGTCTATCATATATATTAAGTATGGATAATTATACCAAAATATTATTGAATATAGAGAAATTATACAATTTATTAAAATTTGAAATTTACTTGTTAAGGAAAGAAAATGAAAAATTAAAAACCTTAATATATATTAATGACGAAATTATTAAGAGTGATAAAGAGTGATAAACCCTTAAAAAAATGGACTGCTATTTTTAGAAAAGATAATGGAAAAGAGAAAAAAGTTCATTTTGGTTTTTATAATATTAAAGACTTAAAAAATGATTATACACTTCATAAAAATAAGGAACGAAGAGAAAGATATAGAATACGACACGCCAAAGACTTAAAAACAAATGACCCTATGAGAGCAGGATATTTATCATATTATTTACTTTGGGGTAATTCTACCAGTTTAAGAGAAAATATTAAAGAATATAAAAAAAGGTTTAATCTGTAATTTTATATCTTTTTCTTTGTTCTTCATCTGTTTCTTCGTTTTCTTCATTATAAGAGCATTTTGAATAACAACAAAATTTCATTTTTAATTTTTTATACCAATTCATTCAAATACAATATAACCTATATCAACTTTTTTTTTTTTATGTTTTACTCTAAAATACCTTCTGTTATTTTGTTTTTCATATTCCATATAACCATCATCAACTAAATCTTGAATTAATTTTTCCAAATAATAAATTGTTAAATTTGGATATATAAACTTAAATACCTTTTTATAAGTTGTATAATTAATATCCTCAAAATCTTTGTATCCTCTTTCATTTAAATACTCCTTAATTACTTCAATATTATAAGGTCTTTTTCCTGCTTTCATATATATATATAAAATATAATTAATTAATTAATTAATTTAATTCGTTTTAAAACTATTTAAGAAAATATTATTATATATTATATATATATACGATGGATATTATAGAATTTTGGAAAAAAGACAATAACCCAAATAAACCTAAACTTATTAAAAAAGGTGGAGTTTATACTGATAAATTTAGAAAATATAATAAACAACTTCTTAATAGGGGAGAAGTTAAAAATTATATTGATAAAGATTTTATTTATAATCCTGCTGGAATTGGTAGAGGTAAATTTATTAAAAAGAAATATGATAAAAGACATAAAAAAAAAGTTCTTACAAAAGCATTTATAAAAAAATATCCAAACATCAAAAATAATGTTATTGATTATGGAATTAAATTAACTCATTCTTTTACTGGTAATGAAAACAACGGAATTATTAAAAAATTATTAAAAGAAAATAATATTAGTGGTAATGTAAAATTTATTTTTCAATATAATAATAAAATTTTAAAAGAATTTAATTTATTAGTTAGTGGAAGTTTAAGTAAATGGTGGAAAGAAAATATAGAAAAATTTACTATATCTTATGACCCTGTTATTTGGGTTTGGGAAACTGGAAAAAATAAGGGGGAAAATGTAAAAATGATTATTACAACAGAAACAAAAATTAATAAAAAAACTATGAACCAATTATTTAAAGATGGTAAAAATTATTATTGTTTTTATAGTGTTATTTTAGACTACTTCAAAGACAAATTTGATAATACAAAATCAAAAAGTTATAAAAAAAAATGTATGGAAAAAATTAATTATATTCAAGGAAAACAATTAAAAAATAATTATAAATATGGTATTCTTCAAAAATATAAAGGTGGTATGCCTGATGATAAAAATATATTAAGTATGTTGAGTAATAAATTAGAAGTTGGTTTTGATATTGATATGCCTTTTCAGGATGAAACATTTTTAAAAATTAGACCTTTAAAACCTGTTAAAAAAGTGTTTAAATATGTAAATTCAAGAATGAACCATTTAGAAACAATAGAACATAATGGATGGTTTAACAATTTATATAATAATGATTATAAACAGGTTGAATATGTTGAAAGACAAACTCTTTATAATATTGTTGAAGATTGTAAAAAAAAAGATATTATGTGTATTTTTGATAAAGATAATATTGGAATTAACAAAGTAAAAACAACTAAAAATTTTTATAGTATTTCTAATGCTTTTTATGATGTTGTTAATGATTTTGAAAAAGAAATAGGATTTACACCAAATATGAAAATTGATTATAATTTAGATAAAAATTTAAGTGAATTTATTATTTCAAGTAGTCATTACAACGGAACTATTGATTTTAGAGATTTATCTAATATTGACAGTAAAGAAGAAAATATTAAACAAATAGATATGAAAAAAGCATATAGTCAATTTTATAATTGTAATTATTATAATGGTTTTATGGGTGTTATTACTCAATCAATTAGACCTATGAAAGATTATAAAGGTTTTAAGGGTTGTTTTTATATTGAAAATTTAATTATTCCAGAAGGAAAACTAAAAAAATTAAATGATTTAATGGGTATTTATTATAGTCATAATATTTATTATGATACAGAATTAAAATTTTTAGAAGATAATGGATGTAAATTTAAAGTGGTTTATGGTGTAGTTGGTGAAAATTTTGATTTTAGATTTAATGATAAAATGTTAAATACAAAAGAAGAAATTATAGTAGGAGATAAAAAAATTAAAGTTCCATATTATTCAAAATGGAGCGGTCAAAAAGGTATGATTTATCATAACAAATCTTTTTATATGAAAGGTAAAAAAGAATACTTTGAAAATTTACGAGGAGAACATCAAATTTATAATGATAATAATAGTGATGAATTCAGGGTTTCATATCCTAAAAAATCTGTTAAGCATTCTTTACATATTACCGCACAAATTACAACCTATCAAAGATTAGGAATGATAGAACAATTATTAAATATGAACCTTGATAAAGTTTTAAGAGTTTGTGTTGATGGTATTTATTATGAAGAACACGAATTTAAACCCTGTGAGAAAGTTCAATTTGATTATGATAAAGAGAAAAAAAACTTTACTTTATGGAGTGAAAGTGATAATTTCATATCTAATGTATATGATAATTTAGAGAGTAAATCTTGGGTTTGTGAAAACAAAGAGAGAGAATATAATAAAATAGAGGTTCATATAGGAATGGGTGGAGCAGGTAAAACTCATTTTAATTTAATTGATAAGGGTTTATATAATTCTTGTTTTATTGCTCCTTCTTGGTTTTTATCCTGTGATAAAAAAGATGATTACAATTTAAAAAATAATAATGTTGTTGCTCGGTTTGTTAATAAAGATTTGCCGTATTGGAAAGAAAATATGGAATTATACAACAATTTAATTATTGATGAAAGTTCTATGATAAATGAAGAACAAAAGAATTTTTTTATTAATAATTTTAAAGGTGGTTTATATTTTTGTGGTGATTTTGGTTTTCAACTTCCACCTGTAAATGGTGAAGAAATGAATATTAAAGGTATGAAAATTATAGAACATAAAACAAATTATAGGTGTAAGGATAAAGAACTTTATAAAAATTTAATAGAAGTAAGAGAAGATATTAAAAACGATAAAAAAGAAATGAACCATATTTATAAAAAATTTAATAATATTACTTTTGAAGAAGTTAAAAAAATGTATAATAAAAAAGATATGATTATAACCAGTCAAAATAATTTTATTGATGAAATAAATAAAGAGATTGATTATGAAAAATATATGGTTAAAAATAATACCAGTTTATATAAAAACGGACAAATACTTTTTAAAAAACCTGAAATTTCTGGGGTTGATTTTGTTAAAACGAATGCTTTTACAATTCATAAGGTTCAAGGTAAGACAGCAGAAGAAAAATTATTTATTGATAAAAGAAAGATGAAATCTTTAAGAATGTTATATACGGCGTTAAGTAGATGTAAATATAAAAACCAAATTTATTTTTTTTAAATTATTTTTTCAAATTATTTTTTAGAATTTACATTTTTGTAAAAAATAATTTTTTTTTGAAATTACAGAAAATATTTTTTTGAAATTTTTTGAAATTACCGATTTTTTTGAAATTACCGATTTTAATTACAGAAAAAAAAATCAATATTTTAATTCTCTGGAAATTAAAAAAAAAAAAC